GCCAGTGAGGCAACCAATCCAGTACGTGTCGTAGTTGCTGTCAAGGTCTATGTTTGTTGTCGTTCCGTTGTGTCGCTCTACAACTACAGCAATCTTGCCTTCGTTGCGTGCTCGTAAGATCGCCAGCAGGTGGAACGTATCGTTGTCCAGGACCACTGACATGTCAAAGCGAGAGCCAATGATTGGAGCGTGCAGGTGGTCCACAGGAGCGTCATACACGATCTCGCAGCTATCGAGGCGTACATCAATATCAAGAGGGGCAGTAGACACGCTTGCAGCGTACCCATACAGTCCGGTATTCTGGGATGCGACGTTGAACGCCTGCAAGTCATACATCGTAATCCTAAAGGTGTCGTTGTTGCGACTGGGCACCTTGGCCCGGAACATCTTGACAGTTGCCATTAACCTGAGATTCGTTGGAAGCGCTTGCCACTACGGCTACCGCTCAGTGCAATATCGTAACCATTCAACGTACCGTAGACGCGGCCACCAGAAGTCCCGCCCATACGCTCCATCAAGGTAGGCAATTTCTCCAAAGGAATGATCGCCTCCTTTCCGCTGCGGTTGTCACCGACCATCGCGAGCTGAGCGCCGCTGACAATACCACCCTGTGCGAAGGCTGGAATCGAGTTGATCAGGCCCTTGAGCACACCGTAACCCACTGCTGCCTTGACAAGTCCAGCGCCACCAAGAGATATCTTGTTGGCTGGGTGCTCAGGATTCAAAGCGTTCTGAATCATTTGCGTGAACACAAGGCTCAAAACGGCGTTGGCTGCTTCCTTCATGGCAGAAACAACAGCACTTCCAAAGCTCTGCGACGCTGACATCGCCTCAGTCATGTTTTGGCTCAGTTGACCGATGATGTAAGCGGTTTGTTGAGCAACCATAGCAGCATTGCGGCCCTGTTCGGTTTGCGTGACTGTCGTCGTATTGTTTTTCTGCTTTTGCTCTGCCAAGAAGCCGTACGCCTTAGCCAAGTCCAACACGAGCTGGTGCTCTGTGCCCAGGATTGGGATAAGGGCCATCATGGCGCTCTTGTAGGCGTTCATCTCCTGGTTCTGCAACTCGAAGGCGTCAATGAGTCCAGTGTCGAACGTCTCACGAATATCCTCGAGGCGCTTGTTCAGTGCAAGGAAAGCGTCGCCTGTAGCTTGCAAGGAGGTCTCGTCGCTGACCACACCCTGGAATGCCTTCATCTGCTGAGTGACGTATGCCAGTTCTTGGCTGACATCCTCGCCCTCGAACATCAACTCGAGCAGTGACTTGTAGGCTGAGCTGAACGCATTGAGCTTGCCCTCGGCTACCGTTAGCCCGTCCTGACCCAAGTCTTTTGCCTGCTGGTCCAGAACAAACAAAGAAGCGCCAAGCTTTTTCATGACCTTCTCGAGGTCACTTAACTTGGTGCCCTCTCCCATGTCGCCAGCACCGTCGCTGCCAACCACAGTTTGGTTCAAACGCTTCAACAAGTCGCGCACCGACTGACCACCTTCGTACAACTTCATCAAGGAGTCATACATCTTGTCCAGGTCGTCAAGCTGACGCTGAGCCTCCTCTATCTCACGATTCGCAGAAGCAATGGCAGCGGCGGCAGGGTCATAGGTCGTCCCCATCCTTTCGCTGATGCGAGGTTGCATAGACGGGTCTCCTGCAGCCTTGAGTCTTTCTACTTCCTCAATATCTAATTGCGCCTGCACCTGCCGACCAATCAGCTCACCTTGCTCACCTGTGATTTGTGTGAGTTGTGATTCGATAGCACGAGCCTTGGCACTGCGCGTAATTGACTCAGAGAGCTTGTCGTACGCGTCGCGGAGGTCGCTGACCTGCGTCTGCTCTTTGCTCAGGTTGTTGAAGTAGTCAGGCTGGCTGCGTTCCAACTCACGCAGGATTTCCATCTTGCGCTGCATGCTGGTGTTCTCATTCTCGTACTCACCAATGAGAGCACGGATGGGAGACAACACCTTACCTGCACTTTCTGCTGCTGCCGCATTGGCATCTGCAATACGACCCTGGAGGTCACGGACCTTCTCGCCCTGTAGAGTCAATCCCACGAAGATGCCGACCAGGGCTGTGATGCCTGCAACGATGGCGCCAGTTGGGCCGAGCATGCCTACCATGGCTGCACCAACCTTGGGAAACAGCTTGCCTATGTCGAGCAACAAGTCCTTACTGTGACCCAACACAAACAAGAAGGGTCCGTAAGCAGTTACGAAGGCCCCGGCAGCCACGATGATTGTCTTGATCGGACCGGGCAATGCTGCAAAGGCATTGGTCAGGGCAATCAAACCTTCAGTGATGAAGTTGACCGCTGGCAACAAGACCTTACCAAACTGGATGGCCAAGTCCTCAAGAGCAGAGATGAACCGACGCTGCACAGAGAATGCCGTGTCGTCCATGGTCTTCTGCATGACACCAAGCGTGCCTGCCGCCTGAATCATGCTGGTCTCTAAGGCAAAGAACTCTTCTCTGTTCTCTTGCAACACAGGCACCGCCGATGCCGCACGCACACCGAAGCGCTCAATGGCTTCTGTCATGGTCATCGTGCCGTTAATCAGCTCAATGAACTTGTCGTGTGTGTTGCCACCCTCCTCGGCCAACTTGGCCAGGATCATACGCAAACGCGTACCAGCAATGGAGCCCTTGACGCCACGGTTGGCCAGCACCCCCATGGCGGCACTGATCTCTTCCATGCTGACGTTGCTAATGGCTGCCTGGGAGCCGGCATACTTCATGGTCTCAGCAAACGACTCAAAGTCAAGAGCTGACTGGCTAATGGCGACCGCGATGACGTCGTTGACCTGACCCACCTCGGACACGTCCTTGTTAAACGTCCGAAGTGTAGAACCAGCAATCTCAGCAGCACGGCCAAGATCAGAGCCCGTCACTTGTGCAAGGCTCAGGGTGCTCTCTGTGACCGCCGTGATCTCACTAGCTACGAAGCCGAGCTTGGCGTACTCCTCCTGAAGCTGTGCAACAGATGTGGCCTGGAAGATGGTGCTTGCACCGAGCTCCTCCGCGTTCTTCTGTAGTCGGTTAAACGACTGTGCAGTAGCTCCACTGATGGCCTGAACACGAGCCATCTGGTACTCGAACGAGGTCGCTGTGTCGACGACCTGACGACCAACCAAAGCCAACGGGACAGACAAGCCCAAACTGAGCTGCTGCCCAGTTCGTTTCATTGCTGCTGCTGTACGCTTGGTAGTTTTCTCGGCGTCGCTCAGTGACTGCTCAAATGCCCTAGTGTTGAGCAGCAGTAACGCACTAAGCTTACTTATCTGTTTTTCTGCCATCCTGGAAGTTTTTGGCCCATGTGGCCGTAAGATCCTTCTGTTCAGGCGTCATCGAATGAACAAACTTTGCTTTTTTCCGTTGATCTTTGTACGGAATAAACGAGTCCGCCGTGTAAGGACGTGGTGTCCTCTTTGGATCTCTGTTCATGTTCGCATGCAGAGCCATCATAGAAGCAGTATGATTCCACTGCCTCTTGTCTTCTTCCATGAATGACTTCGAATAACTGGCGTACTCGAAGAAAGTCAACGACCAGAACTGCTCAGGAAGCAACCCCAAGCTTAGGCCCTCGACATACAACGAATGCCAGTCTGCCGGGCCCTCGCCCTGATCGCTTACTTCTTTCCCGCCTCCTCGTCGCCTAGAGCCTCACCTGCGAAAGCCTTACCGATCAGCTCGGTGTAGCGTTCCAGGGAGCTCACGTCACTTAGGAGCTGAGAAGCGAAAAACTCGTACTCCGGGAGGGAGTCGAGCTTTCCACGTGTGCTGTAAATGTTGTTCAGGATGCCGTAGTAAATGACCTTGGTGATGGCCGTCAGGCTCTGGTCATTAAGGTACGCATCCATCTCGGTGAACTTGAGGTTCTCACGTTCACACAGAATGCGAAAGGCATTCATAGACAGATGGCAAGTGTGTGACTCCTCGCCAATCTGCACTTCAAACTTCCCGGAAAGTTGGTTCATCGTCAGCAATTTGCTGACAAGTTACAACATTCCGTAGAACTTTTATCCGGTGATAGCGATTGGATCTTCAGTCAACTCCACAGTTGCGGAGAAGGTCGCGAAGTCGTCCACACCAGAGCTGATCTCAAAGCTGGTGATGAACCCCTTGCCGCCGTAAGCTGTGCCGTTGGTGTCGGTGCTGGCCCAGACCGCAGTAATCAGCTCTTTGCCGATAGCTTCGTCAAACAAATTCTTGAGGTCCAGGCAGTTAGAGATCAGATCCCAAGACGCCACACCCTCCACGTTGAGAGTGGTGCTGGTTGTGCCCACGCCGTATCCACGAGTAGGAGCCAGGCTAGGAGCGGTACCTGCTGTAGCCGCAGTGGTCGCCTTATAGTTGACCTCGTAGGTGGCGTTGCTTACGCTGATGCTTGCAGAGGTGCTGTACATGACAGGCACCAAGGCTGGTGAGGCACCAGTTGTTTCTGCGGGGTTGGTGTTGAACGTGCCGGCTGCCTGGTCAATGTACAGGGCCACCGTATTTGCGTTAATCGTTGCCATTATGCGTCAAGGTCTACGTAGACAGGGTTGCCTTCCAATTCGAATGAAGCTGAGAAAGTGACGAAGTCGTCCATGCCTGCGCTAAGCTCGAAGCTTGTGCAGAAACCAACACCACCGAGCCCAGCGTCCTCAGTTTGTGTGGTGATCCAGAAGATGCCGACACGAGTCTTCGCGTTACACAGAGTAAAGAGCTCGTCAGCATTTTGAGACTGAGCAGGGTCGTACACGCCCTCAACGCTCAGAGTAGTGCTTGTAGTCCCTACAGCAAAGTCACGGACTGTGCTTTCGGTGTCTTCGTCAGTGATATTGACGGCCTCGAATGTGGCGTTAGACACGCTGATACTAGCAGATGTCACACCAGTGACTGACAGGTACGACGTCAGCCCGTCGCCGATGTCGCCGGCATTGTTTGTTGGCTCGGCCTTGTACTTAAGCGTACAGGAATTTCCTTTGATAGCTCCCATTACTCTGTGTTATGATGCAAGATTAGATTTGTGGATGCGCTAGGGCTCAAACTTGGTTCGATTACGGATAGACGAACACGCTGAAGCTCAAAGCTACGATATAGAAGTCGTGAAGCTCGTGGGCGTCTGTCATAACGTCTCCGATGCTCACTTGTGCGATTTTGTAAGTTTCCCCCTCGACAACCTTTGTGCCGGTGAACTCTGAGAGCGCCGACTTGACCTGCTCCTGAATAGACCATGCACTGTGTAGCTGCGTGTCTGTGATGTACACCATGACGTTGTACACCTCCTGGTGGACGCCGATGTTGTTGCGGTCGAACTCGGTGCCCTCCAGGTCCACAGCGATGTATGGTCGCTGCGTACCCTGACGAGCAGATACTAACATGATCTTGTTAGCAGGGCACAGGTCAGTGACTGCCGCAGTGTCGATCAGTATTTGGCGAATGACGTGTATCATGACTTGTTCATATCGTTGGCAAGCTTGTTGAGGATACGCCGCATTTTAACACGAATCCGCTCAGGATACTCATGCTTTGTACGATCAATCGCAGGCTTGATGAACGGACGAGGACGTGACCCGTGGTTGATCTTGTCAAGCCTCAACACCGCCCGCTTACGGAAGCTGTAGAAGGTAAAGGGCTGCTTACCAGGCTTGCGCTTTTTGACTTTGCGCTTGGTGCCCAGTTCGACCAGGTGTGCGTGGAACGCCCTGTTCTTGCTCTTGCCCCGGATGATCGGGCCAGTACGACTACCTACAAAAGACCCAAACCCCGTAGCTACTGCCTTGTTTGTGGCAATTGACTTCTTGAGGCTGCCTGTCTTGCCCTTGGGAGCAAGCTGCTTCATCTTTTTCTTCGTCGGGATCATCGCGAAGTTAGTGACCTTTTGCATCTGCCTACGACGGTGCTTGACCGTCATGCCGTACAGGTGCTTGAGCTTGTACTCAAAGTCAGCCAGCTCGTCGATGTTGAGCTCTACTGTCGGCGCAAACCTTCCGCTCAGCAGCCTAGCCATCAGTACAGCTTGTAGTAGTCGTTGATGTTGGCCTCGATGTCGGTGCGGTCTGATGACTTGTCGATCTGGTAGAGCAAGACCTCAGACAAGTAGCCATCAAGACCTCGGCCATTATACCCACAGAACACGAAGTCCGTCCAACTGCTTGAACCAGTGTACACGCCTTCGTTAACCTCAACGGCCAACTCATCATTTACCATGGCGTCGAACAAGTCCTTCCTGTCTGTCGTGCCGCTTACGATCGGCACCTCTGTGCCATTGTAGTAGATCTTGTGTGTGGCATTAGGCGCTCTCCAGGTGCTGTCGATAGAAGTGTTCCCATCTTCGTCAGCAACGACGTAGGACAACGGCCCTGCGGCCTGCGCACCGCCATGAAACATGAGGTAGTCGTTGTCAGTGGGGTTGCGGACAATGAACACCGTCATAGCGTCTACACCAATGAGGTTCGTCGTAGTCGGCGCCATCTTTGATTGCACAGACCCAGAACCTTGCACCCACTTGGACGTAGGCAAGCCGTTTTGACGGAAGACGTTGCCTGAGTCGTCACAGATTTGAGGCTGGTTGTCGTGATCTGATTGCACCAAGTGGTTTCCCCCCCCACTCTGGTCAAACCACTTTTGGATGTACACCGCAGAGCCATTTGCGTATGCCTCCAAAGCCGTAACATCTAAGTTCCCAAATTGATCGAAGCCAATACGATGTACGTTACTTTGTCCCTCACGACGCACGTCGCAACAGTAGTTATCATTTACCTGGTCAGTTAATTTGCGCAAACTGTATGATCCAATCTGACCACCAGAGTAATCGATATTTATTGAGATAGGCTTCTCGTGACCTAGGTTGTAGTAGAAGGCCATGTTGTTAGACAAGTCTCTTCTGTTCGCGCTGTTGTCGGTGTTGAACAGGATCATCTCCTGGATGTGGCCTACAAAGTTGAAAGAACCTAGATCCGCACCATTGTAACCATTAAGAACAAATGAATCCCACTCTACAGTACCGTCGTCGTTCTGTGTCTTGGCGCCCTCATACACTTGTAGTTTGCGGCCATCTACTGCTTGGGCAACCTCAACACGTGTGCTTGTGCCGTGTACGATGTTTGCATCTACGTTGTTTGCAATCAACTTAGGCTGCCCAAAATTCTGTGTGATAATGTCGTTGTAGGAAGCTACATTCGATCTAATGACAAAACTGTACCTGCCAGCAACCGCTTCGGAGTCACTGAAGAGGATGTAACTTTTCTTAGAGCCGTCAAAGTCGTCGTCGTCGTCTACAATCGTGTAGATGTCCAAGAGGTCTTGGCCCATGATGCCCTCGTGCTTGAACTCAAGCATGCTGCCTGTGTTCGTGTGCTCTTTGAAGTAGATTGAAGGACGCCCGCCACTAGTTTTCAACGTGCCTTGATCGACGATGATTGGTGTGTTCGCAAAGCTGTTTTGCTCACCATGCCTGTTGCCGCCCATCTGGTCATACCATCGGATGACCTGCGCACTGTGTGGGCCAGTGAAGTCCATTAAGGCTTTGACGTCAAGGTTGCCGAAGTCATCAAACCCGATGTCTTCTGTATCTGAGGTACCTGTGTTAAACACTCGGATGGCGGGACCAGCCCAGTCACTCCTCAGCTTGCGCAAGCCATACGCAGCAAGAGCCGAGCTGCCCATAGCGCTGTCCAGAGGCTTCGTGTAACCAGACAAGCCATACTTCTTGGCCATGTCACGCTCGATAGGCGTCAAGTCGTCGTAGCGGTTGCCTGTGTACAACAAGAACTCGTAGACCTGGTTGGAGCCAGAGTAGGCGGAACCATCAGCGCCAGTAAGCAGACGAGTGCCTGAAGTCAAGTCCGCATCGTAGACCTCGCCTGTGTTGTCCTCAGCGCCGTCAAAGCGCAACGTAGTGTTGTCGCCGTTTGCTAAAACACCGTAAACGTGCGGAACGGCATAGTTTATACGGTGATAACCACGCAGCTCCTTGTCTTGTGCGAAACGCTGATAAGTGTTGTTTGGCGACCAAAAGAAGTTGCCGCCGTGCATGATACGCTTGTAGGCAGCGCTATGACCCACAGCAGTGATTGCTGTAAATGGCTGGCTTACAGTTGCTGGAATGTCGTATGCCGCACCAGTGTTGTCTACAAACACACGTCCGTCAGCGTCTTTGTTGATTACGCCTGCATCAACGATAGTGCCCATCAAGCTGTAGTCAGTCTGGACGAGGTGGTTTCCTGATCCGCTTTGGTCATACCACGTGCGGATTTTTGCAAAGTCATTGGCTCCTGAGCCAATTTTATACCTTAGCTGGTCTTCGTTAAGGTTGCCCTCCAAGTCGAACGGAACGTCAAAGACCGAGTTGTTTTCGTCTTGAATTTCAATCGCTGGCCCCGTGTAGGACGAGTTGAGGCGGCGGAGGCTGTAAGCCATGGTAGCCCCTGTGTAGGTGTCAAGCAGCCCTTCATCAAAAGGCTCCCACAGGCCGTAGTAGTCATTGACATTGGTTTCGATAGATTCACGAGTGCTGTCAGGTTTGAATGACGTGTACAACACAAACTCGCTCATGTTAATGTCACTGTGGTTCCTGTGAGCCAGGGAGATCTTTCCTCGACTACTACGTGTTATATTGTATTCTCGACGCTGAATAGCGCCTACGTGCAGTTTGTAAGTCGATCCATCATAACGGCTAGAAAACAAACGAGGCTCGTCACTAAGCTGAGTATGGCTGTTGATAGACGTGTACATGACGCCGTTACCAATGAAGGTGTAGCCCAAGTAGGTTTCCCAGAAGTTCAGGTCAAAACGCTTATACTGAAGGTTCGGCTCGTTGACTGCATCGCCAAAGCCGTAAATGCCACGTCGATCCTGACCTTGATCGTTGCTACCTGCGTAGCGCTCAGCCAACACAAACGCCGAGTGAGGCGCTGTGTCAAGCTCAGGGCCAATGTCTTTGAACCTACGGTTGTAGGTCTCAAAGAAGATGCAAATCTCGCCGTCACCGTTGCGCTTGATAACGCCGTTGTCTACGATCTGAGGCTGCCTGCTGTGTATCGTCTCAATAGCGTCATAGCCGTTGCCAGACTGGTCCCGCCAGACCTTGACCCAGCCGTCAGTGCCCTCACAAAACTCCTCTAGGATATCCGTGTTCAGATCGCCCGCTGTAGTGAACGGGATGTCAAGCTCCTGGTCGTCACTCTCTCGGCGCACCCGCATAGCAGGGCCTGTGTACAGCGTATTCAGTCGGCGTACGCTAAACGCCATAGTAGCCCCACTGTGTGTGTCTAGCATGAACACAGGGTTGTTAAGCAACAGCTCAGGGGCAAAGTTGTCACGGCGAAGGGCCAGGATACGGGTGTACTCCCCGTTCTTGAACTCATCGACACGTGTAATCTCGTAAGTGGTGCCGTCATATACGACGACCCAATTCTCTTTAATCTCGGGACGGAACTTCTTGATATAGAACTCAGTACGGGCCTCGACGACAAGCTGCTTGCCGTGGACCTCCTCACCGATAGTAGACCACTCGATGTCGCGACGCTTGGCGTACGCTACGATCTTCTGGACGTAGCTGACCAGGGCAGTCTCACCAAAAGCATTGACGCTCTCGTTTGGAGCGTACAGCTTGATCTTCTCTCTGAACTTCCCTAGATTCATCAGAACGTCATTTCACGGTAGCGGTTGAGCAGGTGGCGGCTGGTCATAGGAACCTCGTACACGCGATCGTTGCCGACGTCCTGACGGTTCTCATAGAAGTGACCGCAGATCATCAGGAACGCCTGCTTGACGTACTCCGGGACGCCTGTGATATTTGTGGTGTACGACAGACGATAAAGATTAAGCTCGGGGCCGGCTCCTTCCATCTGCTTCATGTGTACACGCATTGGGCTAATGTTGTCGTCAACCTCGTACTTCGTACTGTCGACCGCTGTGTAGCTGCTGCCATCTTTTTTGCGCAGCTCTACGTTGCTAAAGCTTGTGGCAATAGCTGGCACCAACACAACGGGATAGGCGTAGTCCCAAAACGCCTGATGCGAGAATGAGCCGAACTTTACATCGCAATAGTCCTCAATGTAGTCCCGGGCTGCAAGACGGATGCCAGTGATGTACGAATCATCGTCATCGTAGTCCACACGTAAATGCGTCTTTACTGTGGCCAGATTAGGCAACACGTCTGTGGGTGAACCAGCGACGTTTCTGTCAAGTCTTACGTGGGGATGCGGTCTCATTCTCTAGAAATTAGAAAGCCCCCAACCCCTACCATTAGGAGTCGGGGGCTTTACGATTAGGCTACAGACACGTACTTCGCAGAAGCAGCGTGACCAACTTTACAGTTGGCGTAGTAGTTCATGATCAAACGAGTCACGCCTTCGTGCGCACGGGTCACGTTGTCGACGACGAGGTCGGCACCGCCCCAGTAGCAGCAGTACACGTCGTCCATGTTCAACATGAAGAACGCCTCGAGGTCACTCTCGTTGGTGACAGACCCAGTTGTTCCGTTAGCAAACACCGCGTTCTGCAACAAGGCAGTGTTGGGGTGCTCTTCACCGTCGATCTGGCTGTGAGCAAATGCCCGGTAGCCAGCGATGCGGTTGTCGGCAGACAAGAATGGGATGCCGCCGCCAGAGATAGCCTCCTCGCTACGCGCAACGGCCAACTGACCGTGGCTGGCAAAGAATGCAGCGCTGCTGTTCAAAGCGTCAGCAGTACCCATAGCGGCGATCAAGTCGTTACAAGACACGAAGTCAATGTCTGGAACTGCGCCAGCAGTACTGGTGCTACGCAACACGCGATCGCCCTGTGTCACGAAGTTGGCGAACGCCTCCTTGTCGATCAAACCTCCGCTGTGCTTCCGGAACTGTGAAGCCACGGCAGCGTCGAAGGTGTTGGTAGACGCGGCCAACATCTGGTTAGACACGGCCATCAAAGAAGCGATACGCACGGGATCGATGTCGACCACTGGCATGGCGCTTGCTTCTGAAGCTGGTGCATTCTCATTCTTCTTAGCCGTTCCGTCGATTGGCAAAGATGGCAGACGCACAGTACCGGCGACGCCAGTGATGCGCTTGGCACCAGCAGCCTCGAGCTGTGACTCAGGCACGAGACCCTGCAACACGCCTTGCTCCTGTGTACCAGTAGTTCCAGCGTAATCAGAAATGGCACGAGTGGTCATGCCCATTGGGATCTGAATGTGGCCAGATGGGCTCACACCAGCGGCCTGAAACTCGTTACGAGCTTCTTGAGCCATCTCAGCCTCGCGGCCTTCCAAGCGCCCACCGTTAGTGAACTGGTTGATAGCGTCACGCAAGGAGTAAGCCTTGGCATGCTCAGCCATTTCCACTTCTTCTGACTGAGAAGCTGCACCAGCCATAGAACGAGCCATGATGGCTTCGGTCTTTTCGGCGTTTGCAATCTTCTCGTCCAAAGAGAAAATAGACTCGTTGAGATCCGACTGGCGGGTCTCTTCTTGTTGTGTGAACTCGCGCTCTTCTGTTTTGGCGCTGTCCACGAGCGCCTCCAAATCAGAGATCAAGGACGCACGCTCTTCCTTCAACTTCAAAGAAGTCTTCATTGTGAAAGGGTTTTGTGATGGTGAATAGAAAGGAGTGCCTCCGCTACCTTCCGCTTGGGAGCTGGCGTTGGCTGGATTTCTTCTTGTGTGGGTGTCTCATCGACGACCTGCTCGGCCTCTTCCAAGGCTGCGATAGCGTCGCGCATTTTGACAGAAGTCTGCGGGTAGGCAGGGCTGACCACTGGGCTGACATCGGCAATGCGTGCCAAGCTCTTGATGGTGCGGCGGTAGCTGCCGTCAGACTTCTTCTCGTAATCGTCCTCGCGGACAATGAAGCCGAAGCTGCTGCCACGGACGTCACCGCGACGGATACTTTCGGCCAAATCTTTGGCGTACGTCTGGTTGCCCAGCTCAAAGCGGTAGTACAACCCGTGGTCGTCTACCTTAACTTCAAGCGTGCCTTCGCCATTGTTAGAACGTGCAAGAGGCATGTTCATGTCATGGTTAAACAGAGCTACGATGTCATCGTCCATACGACCCTCAAAGGCTCCTGGGGCAACAACCTCCTCAACACGCCCGATCATTGTAGGCTCGTTGAAGACAGCAGCGTAACCCTCGACAGTACGACCTTCGTCTGCCAAACGGATCTCGGTGTTGCTGAACTCAAAGGTCCGGCGCTCAAGATCGCTGTTGCGTGTTTCTTCGCTCATATCGTTGGTTTTGAATGTGGCCTCCAGCTCTAGTTCCTCGCTGCGCTCGGCCTTGTTAATTACACCCTTGCACCAGGACAGCATGCTAGTTCCACCCCAGCATGCGTACATGATGCTGCCGCAGATTTGCTTGCCCTTGGCGTCGGTGAACTTGCCTTGGTTGTACACGCTGTGACGTGAGAGGAAGCTGTAGGTGCGCTTGACAGTGGCAAGAGACAAGCCCTCGCCGCCGGCAATTTGACGGGCACGTTGCCATCCTACTGGCGTGCCGCAAGATGACCCGTTCTTTTCCTTGAACCGGAGAGCACGACGCGCGGCAGCTCGGGCTGCCTTCGGGTAGTTACTGTACGTCGCCATTGTCTCGTTCTCCAGTGATCGACTTTGCGTAGTCATTCATGCTGTCGAGTGGCAATTGGTTGACTTGAACCAAGTGCGTGTCGCCAGATGGGATGCTGTTACGGTCCTCCAGACTACGAACCTCGTTGATGCTCAGTACTCCGCTGGAAATCAATGTTTGATAATACTCAGCGCGTGCCGCCATGTCACCACGCATCAAGCTGATCATGCTAAACTTAAACTGGTACTTGCTGCGCTCCTGCGGCAACAACAGCTTACGGCGCAACTCCTGCTCGATGTTTACCAGCCACGGGTGTATTGTGTGTTTGGAGAAGAACAAGTCTTGTTGTTCCACGTTGCTGTACTTCACATCACTGCTCATCTGGATCAGTGAGGGAGGTACATTGAAGATGCGGCAGATCTCCTCGACCTGATACTTGCGGGTCTGTAGGGCCTGCGCAGTCTCGGGTGGGATGCCGACGCGCTCGTACTTCAACCCGGCCTCCAAGATGGCTGTCGCATGTGAAGCATTGAGGCCGTGGTACTTCTGGTCCCACGTGCTGCTGAGACGGCGATACTGGTCGTCGCTCAACGTCTTGTCAGTCATCAGGACACCGCTCATATTACCACCGCTACCGAAGAAGCTGGCGCCGTACTTCTGTGCAGCATACGACAGGCCGATGTTCTCGAGGTGCTCGTTGATGGGGCTGATACCACGGAAGCACTCGATCGCAAGGACGTCGTCATTAAACAACGCTTCCTCGTTATCGCGGTAGAGGTAGATGCGGCGACCGTTGAGATCCTTGGCCTTGATCTGATCGGGAGGCACAAGCATTAGGCTGGTTGGGCGGCCATTCTGATCGCGCTTGATCATAGCGTAGCCACCACCGTGCATCAAGGCATCACTAATGATGTTGACCCAGAAGTGGTACGCGCCCATGAATTCGTTAGGCTCGGAAGAGACGAGGGTGTACGCAATGTGATCTGTGTCACGGCTTTTTTGTTCGCCGTCCATTTGCAACAGATCGACGTCAAGGCTGGCGATCGTGCTGGAGATCTTGTTGATGCAGGCGTACACTGCACTAACGGCCAAGGCTCCTTCCTCGCTCAGGATAACACCACTGCTGGTTGGCATCCATGGATAAGCGATTGCAGGATCGTAGCTTCGCTTTTCAGCCTCTTGGGGCGGAGACACAGCCTCGCGGAGGCGTGTGAAGAGACCTTTGGGAGAATCAGCCATTGTACGCAAGTATATGCGGGTTCAAATATACAAGGTGCTACCTTGTTCGATTTCTTTTCATTATGCGGCGCAGAATGGTGTGGAAGCTTTGATAGCAACTGTACCGGTTGCGGCCAAAGAGCATGAAGTAGTCTTCCTCGACCGACCAGTAGGCATCCACATTTCTTCTGTATTTGTAAAGACGTCTCTGATATTCGTCGACGAAGCCCTCTGCCGTGTTGAGTTTACGTGCCAGCTTGAGCTTGTCTTCGCAGTTCATTATATGAATCGAATGGTGTAGTCGTCAGGGAACGCATCATCCTGCGTCTCAGTCATGGCCTCGCCTACTGCACAGATCAATGCGGTTATGCCGTCAATCTTATCTTGCGACCTGCTCTTGTCTGGCTTGCAGTTCATGGCAGGATCGTACGTGACCTCTAGGTTGCCAGCCATCCAGCGTAGCACAGGGTCACCCTCGTGATTTAGCTTACGCTCAAGCAGCAGCCTGTACACCTCTTTCATAGGGGCGCTCATGCTTACGTATCCTTGACCCATGGCTGACATCTCGACTCCGTCTGCTGTTAGATTGATGATGAGTTGGCTACTGTTGTAACGGTCGTACGCGATACTACGAAGATTGTAGCGCTTCATAAGGCAGTCTTCGTCAAATTTAACGACTCCGTCTTCAACATAGTAGCCTGATATACACTTTCTTATATAGTCGTAGTCCGTTACGTTGCCAGGAGTGACCATGACTTCGTCGGCGTGACGGAGGTCCAGGTAGATGCTTGACTCGTCCTTGTACAGCCTGCGCTCAATGGCATCCTCGGGCAACCAGTAGAATCGCTTGGTGTCGTAGCCTCCTATGTCGTTTGGACTGACAAGCACAAGACTACAGAAGTCACTGACGCTTGCAAGGTCAAGACCACCGTAGCACGCACGCTCACCATCCCACTCTACCTTGCCAAGGTCGTTTTCGCGCCACACCTCGTCGGCCACCCAGGTTTCACTACTGCGCACCCACAGGTTACAGTGCTTGGTCTTAAAGTTGACCTCCTCTGCACCACCATAGTTTTTGGCTTGTGTGGCCTGTTGCTTTAGATAGTCAATGCTGATGCTTTCGCCTAGGCTTGGGTTGGCCTTGATCCAGCAAGACTCGTCACGCCAGTCGTCATCCTCGTCCAGCTCGTAGATCATGCTGAACAAGCTGTCGTCAGTCTTCTTGCCGTCCAACACCTCCTTGCATGTCTTGGCCAACTTGTAACACGGTCCGTCGACATTAAACCCTGCCGTAGTGATCGTGAACATTAGTGGTTGCTTGCGCGAACCCATGCTTGATTTTAGCACGTTGTAGACAGCACTAGTCGGGTGGGCGTGGTATTCGTCAACCACAGCCAGGTGGGCGTTCAATCCGTCAAGGCTGTTCTTGTCACTACTCAGTGGCTCCGCCTTGCTGTTTGTCTTGTTAACGTGCATGTTGGCCCGGTGAACCCCGATGCGCTTGGACAAGCTAGGGCTGCTCTTGACCATGCGTGTGGCTTCGTCAAAACAGATACGGGCCTGGTCCCGCTTGGTCGCACAGAAGTACACCTCACTACCTTCCTCGCCGTCAAAGTCCAACATGGCTAGGGACACACCACTAAGCATAGTGGACTTGCCGTTCTTACGGCCAACCTGGATGTAGGCCGTGCGATAGCGCCTCATGTGCGTGTCGCGGTCTAGCCATCCATAGATGTTGGCAACAACGAACTGCTGCCACGGGAGCAGGTCGAAGCTCTTGCCTGCAAAGCTGCCCTTACTGTGTTTGAGGAAGCGACTAAAGAAGGCAATGTACTTCTCTGCCGTGTCCGGGTCAAAGTAGTACTGCTCGTGGTTCTGATCCTCAGCGAACCTCTCGCATGCCAGACGTACGTACTTCGAGGTCACTATGTCCCCGTTCAAGACGTCCTCGGCATACTGGACATACGTCAACTCGCTCATGCTTTACCGTGTGCTTGACGTCCTGAGACCCTGGCATGGCAGGAGGTGCATAGACCCCTGATAGTCTCGATGTCGTAAAATCGGTCGTCCTCTCTATCTCGCATACGCACTGGGATGATGTGGTCAGCCACGGTGGCGGGAGTAAGCTTGCCGAGTCGCTCACACAATACGCATAGTGCATCTCGAGCAAGCACAAGCTTTCGGGTTCTTTGCCACTGTTGAGTATGATAGCGAGGGTCGGCTTCTCTGATTCGTCCACCCTGTGGCTTCCGCCCCTTTGGCTTCCGCTTCCATGGTCTGCTCTTTTCACGCTTGGGGATGTAGGGCATTACTTGTTTTTGATCGCATCGTAATCATCTTCTTCGTTGTCAAGCAACATGCCCGCAATCTTCTCGCGGTCGACTGGCGATAGCCCCCACTTGGACATCAGTTGTGTGAAGGATTGTTGAGCTTTGGTGTATGCGGTGTAGATGCCGCTCACGTTGCTCGTGCCATTGTCAAAGTGCTGGACCACGTCGTCAGGTCCGCGCAGTTGATCGGCGGTCCACTTCATGATCATGATGTTCTTGGTCAGTGTGCTCAACCCCACAGCGTCTACGGTGTGGAGAAGCTCATAGTCTTGCAAGTGCGTAGCCAACTGGTTGTATACGTCGCGCTCTTCTGGCGTGAACTCAAACACTGGATCAGGGATCACAGTGCCAATCTTCTTCAACGGTACTGGCTGACGCTCAGGACGCTCGGTGCCTTGCACCTTCTTAAGCGTGATGGTCTTTCGCTGGGCTGTCATAGGCACAAGGTACAACATTCTCACTTGACCCCCCCTACCGAAAAACCGACGGCAATTATACGAAGC